GAGTCTATGCGCCGCAAAGGGCAGGAGGTTTACATTGATCCCAAGCGGGGAATTTGTATGATTATTTTGCAAAAGTCCCCCATTTCCCGTGAGAAAACTGCAACCGCATTATACAAACTTGCAAAAGATGGGGAATACAGTCAGATGGCCATTGGGAACACCTTTGCCGGTGCCGGTGAAAACAGGATCCAGTCCATCCCGCTGCATCAGCTGGTGCCGGTGGTGACCGTCGGGGAACTGACTGCATACCGCATCAAGGGCCAGAAGGACTATTATTTTAGTACACACACCTCCGGCAATCCCCCGCATTACGGCACCGGGCCGTCCGAGCTGCGGCGCTTTAAGGTGGCATTTTCATGGCTGTGGGAGGCCTATATGCAGCGGCGGGTAGTGTTCGAAGAACGTCTCTGCGAGATTTTGTTGCTTAAGTACATGGCATGACACACAAAAAGAGGGGCTGTGAGCCCCTCTTTTTGTGTCATTATTTATCCCATAATATTGCTGTGCGCACCGCGCTTTCTGCGTATGCGCTTAAGGTTCGACCATCCTTCGATGCGGCGCGGCGCAGCGCATCGACTGTGTCGGCCCGCATGGACAGTGTGATCGTCACACGTCGGCCATCCTCGGCGACATCTCCGAACAATGACAGGTATGTGTCAGTGCACAGATTGTATGCCGCCCAACTCTTGGCCTCGAAAAAGGTAAGCGGGAGAATCCATTCCTCGCCGAAGATGAAATATTCGCCGGTGCGTTTGCGGTATAACACTGCACCCGTGCTTGCACGGCCAACCAGTGTGGCGGTTCCCGTGTCGTACACCTTGTTGTTGATGATCTTCTTCATGACTTATTCCTCCATAGCGCAGCAGGCGGGGAACCACGGGCATTCGCGGCAAGCCAACTCACGGCCGGTTGCGTTGACCATGTCGATGTCTCCGCCGCAGTCGGGATCAATGCGGAGTGCGATAGCGCGGATGTTCTCCGGCGTGACGTCGAGGTCTTCGCCGTCGGCGAGGACCCCTGTGATCTCGCCGTCATTGCGGGTGATGATGATGTTGCCGCCCTCGAAGGAGATGGGCTTGCACCAGCTGAGGTTTTCGTTGCTGTCGATCATGTAATCTCTGGTAGTCATTTTAATGCATCCTTTCCGGCCTTTGGCCTGTCCGTTACCTTTACTGTAACTATAGTATAGCACGGAGTTTATATAAAGTCAAGTGTTATTCTAAAAAATTCTTGACTTTTTTTTATAATATGGTATTATGTAAAGGAGGGAGGGCCGCACAATGTCAGCCCCGGAAGGGCGTGCGTGAGTTTGACAGACTCCTGATGCCCTCCCTCCCAACAAAAAATAATCGAGGTGGTAGTATGCGAGTCTATGTAATTGGCGTGGCAGTCTTTATTGTGGTGGACATCCTGTCCGGCTTGTTGAAAGCGCTGTATAACAAAGAGTTCAAGTCCAGTGTGATGCGCAACGGCCTTTTCCACAAGGCGGGGGAAATCCTTGTTCTGGGCCTGCTGTATCTGGTGGAGATCGAGTCGGCGGCCATGGGCTTGGATGCGGGCCTGCCGCTGTTTAAGACCGGCTGCGGCTATGTGGCGCTGATGGAGATTGGCAGCATCATCGAAAATTTGAAAGCATTTACTCCGGGTATTGACAACATCATTCGGAAGGAGACGGCAACCAATGGCAAAGAAAATTTTTCTGAGTCCCAGCGATCAGACGAGTAACCGGTACGCCTACGGCAACACCTCCGAGGCGATCCAGTGCGGCAAAATTGCCGTGGCGCTGGAGGGGGCGCTGACACGCTGCGGCTTTGCGGTGCGGCTTGTGCATTATCAGGATATGGCCACAAAATGTGCAAATGCCGATGCATGGGGAGCAGACCTTTACATCCCTATCCACACCAATGCCTGCAACGGCGAGGTGTCCGGTACACGCATCTACACCTATGACAACACCGGCGACGGCCGCAA